CGGCCGTGCCCGCCCCTCTTGGCACTCTGCTGGTGACACATGCAGGACATGATCGCCATCGGCGAGGCGTGGTTCGAGCAGCAACGCCGGCAGCACCTGGCCGTGGAGGTCGAGTACCGGCCGCTGGCTGGGCTGCCGCGGACCTGCAAGGCCACGGTGGTCACCGGCCGGTGGGAGTCGCTGGACGCGGCCGGCACGGTGCTCCGCATGGAGACCCGCGACTTCTTCATCCACCGGGATGAGTTGCCGCAGGATCCGAAGAAGGGCGACGTGGTCGCGATCACGGAGTACGACGCCGAGACGACCTATGAGGTGATGATCCCGCCCGGTGCCCAGCACCATTGGCGGTGGTCCGACCGCAACCAAGCGATCCGACGGATTCATACGATGGTCAAGCAGGGTGCCGCCGCCGTGATCGACGAGTCGCTCCTGGTGCGTGCGATCGGCGTGTCCACGGCCGCCGCGATCACCGACGAGCAGATCGCGGCACAGCTGACGCTCGACCTGGGCACCAACCGCGTGCTCGCGAAGCAGCTCACGCCGGCCGCGGCCTACGTGTACGTCGTGCTGCCGGAGTCGTTCGGCACGCCGCTGGTCTCGGTCAACGGCTTCCGGACGACGGCCCTGGAGCTGACGAGCCGGTCGATCACGTTCGCCGGCCAGTCGTCGCGGCCCTACCGCGTCTACCGCTCGACCTACCCGGTCACCGGCTCCGTGCTCGTGGAGGTGGCGTGATGGCCGAAATCAAGGGCACGAACGTCGTGGCCCCGGTGGTGCCGCTGGACACCGCCGACGTGCATCCCACGCACGCCGCGGCCTACGGGCTGGGCGGCTATCGCACGGTCGCGAGCGACGCCGAGCGCGACGCGATCCCGGCTCCGCGTCGCGAGCAGGGGATGCTGGTGTTCGTCACCGCGACCGGCATGACGTGGCGGCTCGGGTCCGACCTGACGACGTGGACCGAAGGTGGCGGTGGTGGCGGGGCAACCGGCCCAACCGGCCCCGCTTCGACGGCGACAGGCCCGACAGGGCCGGCCGGGCCAGCCGGGACGACGACCTGGGCCGGGATCACGGACAAGCCGGCTCTGGCGGCGGCCGATCACAATCACGGCAGCATCACGAGCGACGGCCGGATCGGCGACAACACGACCTCCGGGCGATTCGTGGTCACGACCGACCTGGGAGATCTGGCCGTAGCCACACCTTCGGGGGTGCGGACGATGCTCGGCCTCGGCGGCGCGGCGACGCTCAACGTCGGCACCGCGGCCGGCACGGTGGCGGCCGGCGACGACTCGCGGCTCTCCGACGCGCGGACGCCGACGGCCCACACCCACGCCAACCTCGGCACGGAGGATGCAAAGCAAGACTTCTACATCAACCTCGCCAACGGCCTGCCAAACATCGAAAACGGCGTGCCGACTGAGGTAAACCATCGCGCCGTGGCGTGGATTCAGAATAGAAGCCACTTCGGCGCGGGTCGGTTCAATCATTACGGCGAGTTCCCGGCACACGCCGGGCAATATAGCGCGACTTTCGGATGGGCCTGTCACGTCATCGACAACACAACTTCATCGGACGGCAATCAAGCGAAGGGCAGTTTCGCCGCCGGTTACGGCAACACTGTCGGCGCGTCGATGTCGTCGGCGCTCGGCCAATACAACCTCGTCCGAAACGTAGGGCACGCGATTGGCGCATACAACCAGGTCGGCGGATCGGGCGACCAGATTGTGGCGCACAACTGGACAAGCCCGACCGCAAGCCACTCTGTCGAGATCAGCGGAAACAGGTCATCGACGTATCCCGTAGGCACTGTGGTTGCGGTCCTTTTGGCGAGCGCCTCGAATGTGGACTCTTGGCAGCCAAACAAGGTTTCGGCGGTCTCCTACAACGCCGGAACGAACAGGACCGTGATTACGCTTGTCGCGCCGGCCGAGTTTCAAGCGGCCACGACTGATTTTTTGGAGCAGGCGAGCGGGATCGGACAATCCAACGTCCTTACTCGCTCTCTGATCTGCACGCTAAACGGCGGCGGCGAGGGGATCGCGATCGGATGGCGAAACATCATCCCGACATCCCGCGGGTTCGCAATCGGTACCGATCACAACCTGGTGGGCCAACACGGATTCGCGCTCGGTCGCCAGGTCGTGACGAAGAACGCCTACCAGGGCGGCTTTGGAACCGGCTACCTGATGAACGGCTCGACGCGGCATATCGCGCAGATGAATATGTGGTGCCTGAAGCGGCGCACCACCGACGCCACGCCGGCGGTGATGACGATCGACGGACTGTCCACGGTGGCCTCGACCAACTCCATCATTTTAGAGGAGCGGTCGGTATATCGGATGCGATTTGAAATCGCCGGACGTGGGACTGGGGACATAGCCTACGGCGAAACAATCACGGCAACCGTCAAGCGAGACGGGTCTTCAAACCTGACGATTGTCGGGCAGGCGAGCTCTAACAAGCACACCGACAGCGGCCTTTCGACTGCATCTGCCACCCTAAAAGCAAACGGGACGCTCGACTCCGTAGAGCTGGAAGTGACCGGCGTCGCTGGGACCACGATCATCTGGCACGCATACGTCGAGGCGTCGCAAATCTCAAACGACTACACGGCAAACTCTTTGTAATGCCTGCCAAAAACAGGGAGGCGGCGACGCTCTGGCCGCTCAAATCCCGGGGTTTACACCCCGGCGCGGATCGCTACGCTGCCGGTGAACGGGTGAACACCTATGATCGAACACCTGCACCGACTCGCGGCCCACGCCTACTACTGCGGCGAGCACGACGTGGGACGCCGCGCGTGCGAGCGGCTCATGCGCATGGACCTATCCCCGGAGAAGGACGAAGCCGTCCGCTCCAACCGGACGTGGTACACCAGGCCGCTCGGCGACCTGGTGGACGTGTGGCTCACTCCGCTTGAGCCCGCCGTCCGGGTCGGCTGGTCTCGGTTCAACCCGTCGGTCGTGATCCACGACGGCGTACCGCTCTACAACGTCCGCACCAGCAACTACCGGATCGACGACAACGGCCAGTACGTCATGCCGCCGGAAGATGCCGGCGTGATCCGCACCGACAACCTGCTCTACGAGCGGCCCGGTCTCGCGACCATGCTGCAGTGCGACTACCCGCGGTCGCAGTTTCCGGTCGATGGGCTGGAGGACGTGCGGCTCAACTCGATCGACGGCCGGCTCTACGCATCGGCCACGCTCCGCAATCTCGACGGACAGGACGGCACCTGCCGGATGGCCTACGGCGAAGTCGTGGACGGCCGGATCGCGAGTCTCGTGTGCCACGACACGGTGGACGGCAAGCACGAGAAGAACTGGATGCCGATCGTGGGCCAGAAGCGGTGGCTCTACTCGTGCTCGGCCAACGGCCACGTCTGTCTGGTGGAGGATGCCGGCGACGACTGGACGGTCACGGCCTACGCCGAGTCGCCGCCGGTGGCCCGGGCGTTTCGCGGCGGCTCGCAGCTCGTGCCGATCGGCGGCGGCGAGTGGCTGGCGGTGATCCACGAGGTCGCGATGGTCAAGGGCCGCCGGGTCTACGAGCACCGCTTCGTGCTGTTCTCCGAAGCCGACTGGTCCATCGCGGCCGTGTCGCCGCCGTTCGCGTTTCGCGAACCGCGAAAGATCGAGTTCTGCGCCGGGCTGGCCCTCCGCGGCGGCAAGCTGATCGCCACGTTCGGCGTGCGTGACGCGGAGGCATGGATGGCCGAGATGGCGGTCGAGCAGGTGCGATCCATCCTGGAGAGTCCGACATGGGAGTGAGCGTGGACGTGCCGGCCGTGGACACCATCCGGGCACTGCTGGAAGCCAACTGGCGGGACGACGATTGGTTCGGCTGCGACAGCCGGGTGATCTTCCACTACGCCATGAAAGCGCAGGTCTGCCGGCGGTTCGCGCCCCGGCGGGTGATCGAGATCGGCACCCGCTGCGGCTACTCGCTGCTCACGTTCGCGACCGTGGCCCCGCGGGCGTCGTTTCTCTGCATCGACGGGGCGATGGACGCCGACAGCTACGACTGTCTCGCCCACTGGCGGCGGCTGGTGGACCGGCACGAGATCGACGCCGACCTGGTCGTGGTGGACTCGCACGCGATCAAGTCGCTCCCGCCGGCCGACTTCGCCCATATCGACGGCGACCACTCCTACGAGGGTGCCCTGGCGGATCTGCGGCTCGTGGCTCACTGCCGGGCGATCCTGGCGGACGACTGCGACAACCGCGACGTGCGGCGGGCGGTCGAGACGTTCGCCCGCGAGCAGGCCCGGACGGTGGAGTATTTCGATGACGGGCTGCGGCAGGGGGCCATCCTGACATGAAGGTCGCCATCTACGCCCTCGCGAAGAACGAGTCCGCCAACGTGGCCCGCTGGGAGGAGTCGTGCCGGGACGCGGACGTTCGCGTGGTCACTGACACCGGCTCCACCGACGACACCGTGCAGCTGCTGGAGGCCGCGGGGGTCACGGTGGCCCGCGGTGCCCCGATCCCGTGGCGGTGGGACGACGCCCACAACCTCTCGCTCATGCACGTCCCCGCGGACGTGGACGTGGCGATCCGGCTCGACCTGGACGAAGCCCTCGACCCCGGGTGGCGGGCGGCCCTGGAGGCCGCGTGGAAGCCGGAGACCACGAAGCTCCGCTACTGGTACTGGTGGTCAGACGCGCTCCGGTTTCGCTGCGACCGGATCCACTCCCGCACCGGCTACCGCTGGACGGGGGCGACCCACGAGGGGCTCGTGCGGTGGGACGGGGCCGAGGTGCAGACCTTCAACGACGACGTGGTGATCCGCCACCACCGGCAGCCCGGCAAGATGCACAAGAGCGACCTGTCGCTGCTCCGCCAGGCGGTCCGCGAGAATCCGGCCGACGCGCGGATGCAGTGGTATTTCGCTCGGGAGCTCGACTACGCCGGAGAGGCCGAGGCCCGCGATTCGTTCGAGCGATACCTGCGGATGCCGGGCGGATCGCCGCACGAGCGGGCGTATGCCAGGCGAGTGCTTGCGAGACTGGAGCCATCCAATGCAAGCCGCCACCTGTTTCATGCCCTGACCGAATCTCCGGACGAGCCCGAGGTGACCGTCGCCGTGGCCGAGAAAGCGTGGGAGATGGGCGACTACGTCGGAACGCTCTACTGGGCACGTCAGGCCGTTTCGTGCCCGGAGGAGTCGATGTCGCACGCCAGCGACCCGCGAGCGTATTCGGACGTCGCCCCGGACCTCGCCGCATCGGCGGCGATGAAACTCGGTCGCTACGCAGAAGCCCTCCGCCACGCCCGCGAAGCCCTTCGCCGAAGCCCTAGCGACGAGCGGCTGGCCAAGAACGTCCGGCTACTTGAGACAATGGAATCGGAGGACGGCCCAAAGGCCGAATAGCCAATGTCGATCGCCGTGCAGATTGCCGACTCGCTCGCCGCAGCCCTGTCGGCGTATCCGCTCTCCATGCCAGTGGCTGCTTCCCGCAAATACGTCCCTGACTACGACGGCACCGAGCTGCAGTCGCTGCGAGTGGCCGTGGTGCCGGGACCGATTGAGACCGAGCGCGTGGCGCGCGGACAAGACCTGTTCACGCACTCTGTAATGGTCATGATTGGCAAGGCCACAGACGGCAGTAACGAGCAGATAGATCCGCTCATGCAGCTCTGCGAGGAGATCATGGACGCGATCCGCAGCGGCACCTTGGGCACTGCGGGGATGCCGGACAATGCGAAATACTTCGGCTCGACGTTCGACGCGACGTTTGACCGCGACAACCTCAACGACCGCCGCATGTTTCTCGCCCAGATCGGGGTTACGTACCGGGTGCCACGCGAACACGTATTGGTGTAGCCATGCAGTTCATGCCAATCGGCGGCAATCCATTCGGGGCCGCCCTCAGCGGCGGCTTTCGGATCCCGAGTATTTCGCTGCGGGTCAGCACGAGCTTTTTCTTTGACCGGGACGCCGTGAAGTCTTCCCTGAGCGCTATGGAGCTAAAGGCGCTCTCCAAGGGCTCGATGCGGATCAAGGACTACGCCAAGCGGTCCATTCGCAAGATGGGGGCAGGCCGCCCCCGGCTCAAGATCATGAAAGACAACCCCGGGGTGGCGCTGGCCGCGCTCGCCTCCAGGCCGACGACGAGCCAGCGGACGCGACGCACGCTGCAAACCAGGATCATGGAGATTCAGACCAGGCCGCCGTCTCGCCCGGGCACGCCACCGCACACGCACGTCCCCTACTCGCACATGCTTGGGTTTCGCCGAAACCTGTGGAACTACTTTGATCCGCAGACACGGTCGGCGGTGGTCGGTCCCAGCAAGAAGGGCAAGATGCTGCCATACCTGCATGAGTTCGGCGGGACTCAGACTCTGTCGGTTTGGGTATTTCGCAACCGCTACCCAGGTGGCCAGGTCATCACGAGAACCGGTGCCACAGGAGACCGGCCGAGAAACTCCGCGATGTGGCAGGTGACCTCGCAGCGGCGGACGGTCACGTATCCTGAGCGGCCATTTATGCACCCAGCGATGATGCGTGCTGTCGCAAACGGGGATCTCGCGAAGGCGTTCGGCGGCCAGTTCAGCGTGGCGCAGGCCGGCCGCGGGACGTTCATCCGTGGGTCGTAGGCATGTATACTGACGTATAGGTACACTGACCTAGCCGCACAAGGAGCCTCCGCAGCCATGCCAGCCCACACGTACTACCTCGGCAAGAACGGGACGTTCACTTTCTCGGCGGGAATCGCCAACAACGACGTCAAGACGGTCACCGTCAATCGCGAGACCGCTGCCGAGGCAGACGTGACGACCAGGGCAAGCGGTGACGAGCAGGAGTTCGCCTTTGTGCGAAAGAACACGTCGATCGACGTGGTCGTGCTGCACCACACGATCACCGGCGGCCTCGGGACGACCGGCACGATCACCTGCACGCTGTCGCCGAGCGGGCCGTTTGCCAGCCCTTCGGGCGTGTTCCAGGTCATGAGCATTTCAGAGTCGCAGGATCTCGACAACGCCGTTGAATGGACTGTCAACCTTCGCAAGACGGCTGGTTGATCGGCCCAACGAAACAGGTGGGCCGTGGCCAACGAGAAGTTCGTCCTTGGGCGCGAGTGCGTGTTTCGCGTGGACGGGCTCCTTACGCTGCGGAGCGTCCGTGACGTAGGCGTGAGGAGAACCACGACAGAGGTGGATGCGACTGGCTACGGCCACTCGTCTCGTTCGTCAGTCGTGACCCACCGCACTTACGAGATCGACGTCGAGGTTTTTGATCCGGAGGAAGTCGAGGCGCTGCGGAACGCCGAGTCTTCCGACACGCCGATCACTGTGACGACGACCAATGGGCTCATGCCCATAAGCGGCAAGTTCACCATTCACGAAGTCGTCGCCGATGAGGGCATCGACGACGCTGTCGTGGCACGATTTTCACTGAGGCAGTGGGGCCACCCATGAAGACGTTCACGGACACCGAGGGCAGGCTTTGGAATGTTCGCGGGAGTCTAGGGGCTTTCGAGCGAGTGAAGACATCGACCGGCGTGGACATGCTTGACCTGCCGACCACGCAAAACTGTCTCAAGGAGATCAACAACGTATTCACGCTGGGGCGCGTGCTCTACGCGATGTGCCAAGAGCAAGCGGATGGCCGCGGGCTGACGCCGGAGCAGTTCGCCGACGCCTTCAATGCCGACACGCTGCACGATGCGAGCAACGCTCTGCTCGATGAGGTGGTTTTTTTTTGCCGGAAGGAGATGCGGCCAGTGCTGCAGATGGCGCTGGACAAGGCGAGGCAGGCCGACGCCAGGATCGTGGAGACGATGCAGTCGAGGGTGCAGAGCATGGAGCGCCACATGGACGTCGCGATCGAGAACCTGTTGACATCTACAAGCTCTGCTACGAGCTCGCCGGCGTCATCGGAGTCCATCCAGCAGAGTGGACCCTACGCGGGCTCATCTGGGCCGCCACGGCCAAGCAGAAAGAGGCGTGGGGTCACACCTCAACCGTCGTAGCCCAGCACTACTCGATCCACCGCGACCCCAAGAAGCGGCGAGAGCCCTACCAGCCCAACGAGTTCAATCCGTTCCACGAAAAAGCGAAGCCGAAGATGCTGGACGAGAAATCCCTCGCTGAAATGTTTGGGGACTGAACATGGCCGGCGCTGGTGGAGTCCGTGCGGGCGGTGCCTTCGTAGAGATCTACGCGAAGGATACCCGTTTCCAGCAGGCCATGGCCCGCGTGCAGGGACGGCTCAAGGCGATCGGATCCACGATGCAGTCCCTAGGCACGTCGATGTCGCTGGTCGGCACCGCTTTGGGCATCCCCATGGTGCTCGCCGCCAAGACTGCGGCGAAGTTTGAAGACGCGATGCTCGGCATGAAGGCCGCGGCCGGCCTGACCGACGGCGAACTAAAGGCCGTCGAGAAGGCGGCCCTCGATTTGTCCAAAACCATGGGGGTCGCGCCGTCCGGCATCGCGGAGGCGTTTCTGGAGTTGCTCAAGGCCGGCATGTCGCTGGAGCAGGTGCTGGGCGGTGCGGGCAAGGCGGCCGTGGAGTTCGCCCGCGTGTCGGGCGTCGAGATGGCAGAGGCAGCTGTGTTCATGAAGGTCTCGATGAACACGTTTGGAGTTTCGGCCACCGAAGCCGTCGATACGCTCTCTGCTGCTGCGGACGCGAGCGAAACGTCGATCGCGGCGATGGTTGAATCGTTCGGGCTTGTCGGGTCTGCGGGGGCATTGTTCAACCAATCACTGTTCGATATTTCGCAAGGTCTCGCGGTGCTCGCCCGCTTCGGCATCAAGGGCGAGGAAGCCGGCACGGGGATCAAGACTGCCCTCATGCGTCTCACGTCGCCCTCGATGGAGGCGGAGGAGGCGCTGGCGAAGATCGGGCTGACGCTCGAAAACTTTCGCAACGTGGACGGCGAGCTGTTGCCGCTCGTGCAGATCGTCGGCGTTCTCGAAAAGGCGCTTGAGGGCGTAGACCAGGTCATGAGAGACAGGATTCTCGGCCAGGTCTTTGGCGATCGCGGTATTCGTGTTGTCGGTGCGTTCCTCAACGTAGGCGTCGAAGGCTTCGGTGACATCGCGGACGCGATGGAGGCCAACCTGCCGGTCGCGATGAAGTTTCAGATCCTCATGAGCGGAATCACCGGTGCGCTGCAGACCATGTACGCCGCCGTGGAGCGGTTGTCGATTGCGTTCGCCAAGGCCCTTGGCCCAAACATCGGCTACGCGGCTGCGGCGGCCGCACGATTCATCGACGTCGTGGCGGCCCTCATTGCCGCGTTCCCCGGCGTGGCGACGGCCGCGGCTGCAGGCACGGCTGCTCTGGTAGGGCTCGGCGTGGTGCTCATCACGACCGGGCTCGCGTTCAAGGTGCTGGCCGCTGCCGTCGGCATCTTCTCGGCGGCATTGGCCCTGCTCACTTCGCCGATCGGTATAGCCACGGCGGCGCTCGTGGGCGGCGTGGCGATCATGCTCGCGAATATGTACCAGCTATCGCCGGAGTTTGCGGCAGAGATGGACGCGATTATGGCGGCAGCCATGTCGCTGGATTTCGGCGTCGCGTGGGAGCTGATGAACATAAACCTAGCGATCGCATTGGTGAAGTTTCAGCAGTATTGGCACGACACATTTTCCGCCGTCAAAAATACCGTGATGGGCGTGAGCGACTTCATTGGCGACATGCTCACGGAGGGGCTCGACAGGTTTCTCGGCTTGTTCGGATCGGACATTCTCTGGATGCAGGCCCAGTTGGAGCGTCTCGGCCTGTATTTCAAGGCGGCTTTCGATTGGGATTTCTGGATCAACGGGCTAGATGACGCCATCGCGGAGGTCGATGCCCGCGTGGAGCGTGAGCGCGAATCGCTGCCCACAGCCGACGCGAGAGCAGCGGCGAGGGAGTTCGAGCGAGATAGGCGGGCAGAAGAAAGACGCGCGGCTGACGCCGCGGCGGCGGATCTCACTCCGGAAGTCATCGCGGACCTGGAAGCACAACGGGATCGCATAAAGAGGCGTGCGGCTGCTGAGCGAGAGGCAAGAAAGCAGGAGACGAAGGGCAGCGAGGCAAAGCGTGGAGGGCCTGAGTTTCCGAACATGGACCCCACCGTTGGCGGCGTGAGCGCCAGGTCGATCGGCACGTTCTCGGCTGCGATCGCCGGGCGGGTCGGTGTCGGTCCGGAGTTGGCAACGATGCACACGATCGCGGCCAACACCGGAAGGGCTGCAGATGCGCTAGAAGGGATGCTCCGTGGTGACTTCAAGGGGGCCGCTCCGATCGGTGACGTCGAGGCCATGCGAGATGCCATAGCCGCCGCCGCCAAGAGTCCAGAGGCTGCGGTCGCCGGCGGCGCCGAGTCGCTGGTGACCCCAATGGAAATGACGGCCGCGTCTGTCGGCGAGGCCGCGCGTCATTTGAGCGAGCTGGTGAAGCTCGCCCGCTCCGGCGGTATCGCGTTCGCATAGGCAAACCAATGGCATATCCAGAAGTTATCGAGCTGTTTGATTCAGGCTCCGGCGGCCTGACGACGAACGACAAGGGTGGTCTGGAACGAGAGGTCACCCTACGGTGGCTCGTCTCGCAGAAGGCAAACTACCTGGCTGCCGAGCAGTGGGCCGTCGCAAACGCACCGCTCTACTGGTCTGGCCACAAGCGGGCCAGGCTCGACATTCGCGGATTGGGCAACTACTGGTGGGAGATCTCTGCCCAGTACGTGAATCTGTCGATTGAGTCCGACGAGGAGGAGCCGGATCCGCAGTCACAGGACTCCGGGTCTGGTTGCCAGGGGGTCTCGACGAGTATTTCGTTCGACACGAGCAGCGGCACCGCCCATATCACTCAGGCGAATAAGACAAACACGGCCGGGCTCGCGGGGGCCACCGGGCAGGCCAAGTACGCCAAGGCCGGCGAGACCGCGCCGGATACCGAAGGGGCCATCGACATCGAGGGGGACCAGGTCCGCGGCGTGGACGTGACGGTTCCGGCGTTCACGTTCTCGGAGACCTGGACGTTCCCAGCGGCGTGCGTCGTCGAGTCGTACCTTGAAACGCTCTACGAGCTTTCCGGCAAGATCAACAACGCGCCGTGGCGGATGTTTGGAAAGGGCGAGGTGCTGTTTCTCGGCGCTCGCGGCCAAGCCGAGCGCGGGGCGACGACTTGCCAAGTCACGTTCTCGTTCTCTGCCAGTCCGAATAAGACCGGCATACAGATCGGCGCAATCACCGGCATCGACAAGGGTGGCTGGGACTACCTCACGGTTACCTACGACACGGTTGCCGCCGCCGGGTCGCTCATCAAGCGGCCTCGATACGTCTACGTCAGCAGCGTCTACGAAGGCGCAGACTTCTCTCGGCTCGCTATCGGTGGCACACAGTTCCCAAGCGTGTACCAGCCGAAAAAGAACTTTGAGGCAAAGTGATGTCCTCCGGCGACCCGTATCGCAAGGCGCAGCCTGGCGAGAAGCTCACCATCCATGCGGCGACGTGGAACCGGATGGTGGACCTCGTCAGGCCGGCGGCTTCGTCGGCCCCAGGCGAGGAGTTTTCGTACCGGCGGACCAACTTTCGCGTCTATTGCCGAAATGATACGAGCGAAACGATACCGCAGTGGGGGGTGTTGCACATCGACGGCGTATTGCCTACGCCAAGCGGTGCGACTGGAGCCGAGGCCGACCAGTTTCAGTCGTCGCCAGCGATCATTGGCATCACGCCAACCGGGACGACCAACGCTGGCTTCGTGGTTGCGGTGGAGCCGATTGAGAAAGATCAGTTGGGGATGGTGGCGATCGACGGCGTCGTCCAGTGCAAGTTGGACATCAAGGCTGCGGATCATCGGTTTGCCACGCCCAAGCCCGGCTCGGCGACCGAGCTGCAGACGGCGTCGTCCGGCGAGGCTGCGATTCTCTGGAAAGAGTCGGGCACCGGGACTGGCAAGTGGGGGCTCGTTCGGATTGGGGCCGGGGCGGGGGGCGGCGTGATGGTTGGCAAGATCACCGGGACGTGGGCAAAGGGTGGCACGCAAACGGTTTGGGAGCACACGGGCGCGGGCGAGCAGGTCAGCGGGCCTAGCGGGCCGGTTTCCATTACCGGCGTGAACAGATTTGCCAGCGTGTCCGCGACGGGGTCTGCGGCGAAGTGGGTGGCCGTGGCCAACGTCGATTCTCATTGGCACCTCATCGCGGCGGAGTGTTCTGATGATCCTCCTGCCTAACTGCACCTGCTGCGGATGCTCGGAAGAATGTTGCCGCACGCGCACCTACTCATACGAAGACACCGAGCCTCCAGGCAAATGGTTTGACGAATGTCCGAACATCGGAAACTGCGCCGATGGAGAAGATGCCGTCGTCGGCGACTGCGCTGATGATGTGATAGAGGGATACATTGTCGAGCGTTTCTGCAAGCAGTCGATAGCAGGCAAGGAGATCCACGCATTTCTGCGGGAAAACTCCAAGATCGACGACTACGGGACGATCGCGGGAATCGACACTATCGAGGAGTGCGGAATCCTCGGGATCATAGAGGCAGATCACGACATCACCAGCGAGTTGGAGTTTGAGGATGACGGGGCTTACTTGATCGCAAAGGTTCCGTTCCGCGCTGAAAACAGTCAGCTCGGCGGACCAGTCGGTGCTGCGGGCGTTGTGATCTGTTGGTGCTGTGTTGATCCGCAAGAGCCGCCGCCCGAAGGCGGCGTGTGCCCTTGCTGTGCCGGACCGCCGCCCCCTCCCCCGCCGTCTTGCTGCTCAAAACTGGATACGTGCGAGGATGGAACTCTTATCAAGAGGTGCGGTAAATACGTCCCGTCTCAATGTTGTAGCTCGCACCAAGAAGATAGTGAGTCTGCGGTCGAGATATGCGGAGGCGAGAGTCCCCCCGTTATCTCTTGCGAGGAGAACGGCCACTTCCCTGCGACCAATGCTCCGCACGACTGCCTAAACAGCGAGTTCCAGGGCGGCGCGTGGGTTACTGTTTCCGACTGGTCTGCTTTTGATCCGGCCGAGACAGACCCAGACCTGATCGCGCTGTATGCCGAGGTTGACTCAAAGGTGAACCAGTCGTTTTTTGTTCCGTTTACTTGTCTAGGCGCAGCCACGAAGACGTTCGATCTTGGCGTCGGAGCCGGAGCCGATAGGACAACTGCCGGCACTCGCTGCAATGACGCGAACTGGTTTGCAGAAGTGAGCGTCAATCTCTGCGCAAGAACTGCATCCGTAACTGTCAGCAACGACAGTTGCTGGTCTGCTACGGCTGTAGGAATAAACCTCTCGGACCTTACGGCTATCGGCGTTCCGTGCAACTCGTGGACCGGGTGCATCTGCGAGGGGTTCAGTGGAGAGAACGAAGGATTCGGAGGCGGCGAGGTTGCCGTTTCCGCCTCCGCATAATGGTGGTGCATGAACGAAATGTGTCAGTTTGAGCGGCAAGAAGACGGTGGCCTCGCGTGCCGAGTTTGCGGCCTGCGTGCCCCAAAAAGCTCCTCCAGTCCCGTCGCTGCTTGCCGTCCCCGTCGCCCGATAGTCTCCGCAGAACCGCAAGTCCCGATCTTTCGGAAAGCGGGAAACTTCGCGGTATCGGCAGCCAAGCACGTCGCCGCCGGGGCTCCACGATGCACGGACGAGCAGGTCGCAGCGCGTTACGCGATCTGCGTCGGGTGCGAGCACTACGACGGGAGCGAGTGCCGGAAGTGCGGATGCCCCGTCGTTCGGAAACGCCAGTGGGTCAGCAAACTCTCCTGGGCCGGAGAGTCGTGCCCGGCCGGCAAATGGGGGCCGGTTACCGGGGTTGACGCCCCTCCCCAGCCGTAGACACTCGACCAGGTGGACGGCGGTACACCGCGGAGGTGCCGATGGCTGATCGTCTCGTGGATCGGATCGCGGACCGGGTTTCGCGGCTGGAGCGAAAACCCCGCAACTTCTTCGAGCGGCTCCCGCCGGAGGCGCAGGCCGAGCTGCTCGACGTTCGCCGGCGGTTTCAGTCCGGTGAGCTGCAGACCTCCGCGTCGGCTCTCGCCGACCTCTTGATCGAGGAGTCGGCGGCCGACGGGATCGAGTTGTGCGGACCCCAGGGGCTGCGGGTATGGCTGACGCGAAACGACTGACCGACCGGGTGGTCGAGCGTGCCGAGCAAGCCGACCGGCTCGCGGCCGACGCCGAGATCGCCCGGCTGCGTTCGGAGGTGGCGTCGTACCGCAAGCGGTACAGCGACGCCCTCGCGGCCATCGACCGCGAGCGTGACCGGGCCGACGCGGCCCTCTCGCTCCGGGGGCTGGAGCCGGTGCGGAGCAAGCCGCCCGGCAAGCGGACCGCCAAGCGGCACGCGGCCACCATGGTTTTCATGCTCTCGGACATTCACTGCGAGGAGCGGGTGGACCCGGCGACCGTCAACGGCGAGAACGACTACTCGCTCGACGTGTGCCAGCGGCGGCTCGACGAGTTGCAGCGGCGGCTGTTCACGATGCTCGACCACGAGC